TACTATTAGGACTTAGAGGAAAAACTTTTAGAACAGATTATGTGCTTACTATAATTAACATACTAACCAGTGGTGAATTAATTGGAGCATTGCCAATAAAACCATATGAAATGGCACCATATGATCATGTTCGTAAATTTTCAGATGAAACTATGGATTCAATGTCTATTATAACAATACCAAGTGAAGACGATGATTTTATCCAAACAAAAATAACAAATAGTGATGTCCATGTCCAATCAAAAGAAATGGTATCTTAATATACACCCTGAAACTCTTGAAGTAGTAGGCGCAACTCAATTTAAAAGTGAGCTTACGGTAACTGCTTGGCCAGAGGTAGAAGTTGCTGAAGAAATTGCAATGGAGTGGCTTACGGGTTGTTGTGGGTTTAATTATCAAGCATATAGGACTGGAACGACATATTGTGTTGGACCAAAAATTAGTAAACATAAACGAATACGACCAATACAAACAGAAGATCAACCTTTTGTACAATACACCATTTGGTATCAAGAAGGTCAAATGTGGTGTGAGAGCATAGACAGTATAATGGTTTATGCAGTTGCATCAGATAATGAATTAATAATACAAGATAAAATTTTGGTAGAACCATTTAGACAACATTGGGCTCAACCAGACAACACCACTTTATACTGTGATTACGGCCATGTCTTTGCACGATTGCGAATTTAAACTTGAAGACTTACCAGTAGTCTTTATAAGTTATAACGAACCACAAGCAAATGATAACTTTGCTTGGTTACAAGAACGCCACTTTAACGTACAACGAGTTGACGGCATTAAAGGATCAGATGCATCTCATAAAGCGGCCGCACGATTAATTGATGAAGAATATTTTATTACTGTTGATGCAGATTGCAGAGTTGTTCCTTGGTTTGCGGATGTACCCAGTCAAACTAAATTAGAACCACGTATTAATATAAGTTTTCCTAGTGTAAACTTAGTAAATGGCTTATGCTATGGAAATGGCAGTACAAAAATATGGCATACACCAAGTATGTTAAACACTCCAACACATGAATCACTATTATATGACGCAACTAACGATAAACATAAATTTGAATTTTGCTGGGCATTTAATTACGTTGCTGAGAAACGACCTGCTGGCATAGTTGATTTTTTTAATGAGCAACAAGCATGGCGAGCAGGATACAGAGAAGGTGCAAAATTATTAATGCATGAAGGAAAGTTTAATGGAGTAGACTTTTTAAAACAAAACTGCTGGGGTAACTTTTGTAGATTGATTACATGGTATACAGTTGGATGGGATCACAAATATGGATTAAATGCTATTAGTGGTGCAATAACTGGTTCATTGATGGTGCTTAGTGGAAATTATGAAGCAGACGATATAAGAGACTTTGATGTTATAGATAAAAAGTTTACTAAAGACCATTGTTTAGCATTACATGAAGAAACTGACAAGTTAAGTAAATTATTAGATCATCCAATCCACATACTAACACCAAATATGAGTAAACAACACAAAATTATTAACAGTCATACCTACCATGCTGGACGTTATTTTTCTAAGTTTTTTTGAAGCAAATGCTGAAGAGAATTGGTTCAACTTACAAGGCCGATTCCCAAATGCAAAGCGAGTAGACGGCATTAGTCCTATTGGTGCGGCTCATAGACAATGTGCAAGCATAGCAGAAACTGATTATTTTTATGTAGTTGATGCTGATGCGATAATACTTGATAGTTTTGATTTTGATTTTATACCAGATCCAAAAGTACGTTGGCCAGGCGGAAACTTCCAAGACAAATATGTTTACGTATGGAGAAGTTTAAACCCTGTAAACAATTTAGTATATGGTTATGGCGGAGTAAAGTTATTTCCACGAGAAGGAGTATTAAACCACAAAGTATGGAAGCCAGATTTTGCAACAAGTGTTGCTGAAGCATTTCGCCCAATGCCAGAGATAAGCAATATAACTGCATTTGATTTTAGTGAATACAATACATGGAAAAGTGCTTTTAGAGAATGTTCTAAATTACAAAGTAAAGTAATTGCTAGACAAAAAGATGATGAAACTGAACTTAGATTATGGTCTTGGCGTACTCAATGTGGTAAACATAAGTTTGGTAACTGGGCACATTTAGGAGCAGAGGATGCACACTTTTTTGTTGAAGCAGGACACGATTTAAATCTTATAAACAACTTTCAATTTTTAGAACGAAAGTTCGACACATCATATGGAAACCCACCAACTTTTAGACAGGCACAGTATTTTATCAAATAAAGAAGAAGCATTTGCTCTTCAACGTGCCGTTGTTGATAAAGATAAATCAAGCATTTTTTGTTTAGTAGAAAACGAAGACTTGCGAAGTGCAGTATTGTCTAAGAGCCCACATGCTATATTTAGAATACTGGGTGATGAACATGAAGATTTACGAAAAGTTATTTGTGAAAAAAATTGGCATGCACTATTTCGTATATTGGGTCCTAAGTATGAAGATTTACGTAAAGCAATACTAGAAAAAAACTTGCATGCCTTGTTTCGTATATTAGGAGATGAATATAACGATTTACGTCAAGCAATGTTAGAAAAAAACTTTCATTCTCTTTTTCGAGTAGTTGATAATGAAGACTTGGGCAAAGCAGTTAATGAAGAAAATTTACATTCAATTTTTAGATTGTTGGGTAATGATGATTTAAAAAAAGCAGTTTTAAATGACGATACAAATGCTTTATATAGAATATTAAAACTACAAGGCGCAAGTAATGTAATATCTATAACCAAAAAACACGATTTGGGAGATGCAATAAGCAGAGGGCAAATACTCAGTAAAAAATGGCTAATAGAACAAGTTAAAGATATGGACCTAGGTACTGTTTGGCTATGTGCTGGTTGGTATGCTACATTAGCAACAATGATGTTTGAAGCAGAGTGTAAGGTTAAAAACATTTATAGTTTTGATGTAGACCAATATTGTCTTGAAATTGCCGAAGATTGTAATAGGCCGTGGGTTACAAACGATTGGAAGTTTAAAGCGTCAACGGCAGACATGTATACTTTAAAATACAAAACTGGAGAATTTGTTACAAAAAAATCTAATGGTGACGAACAAGAAATGTGGGCTCCACCAGACACTATTATTAATACAAGTTGTGAACATATTGATCCAATATATTGGGCGAAACGTATTCCAGAAGGTATACGAATAATTGCACAAAGTAATAATATGAAACACATTGAAGAACATCAGCATTGTGTTAATAGTGTAGAAGAATTGTTGAAACAAATAAAACTTACTAATATTGAATTTGCTGGAAGTTTGCCATTGCCGGGTGGATACACACGATTTATGGTTATAGGATATAAATGATTAGATACGAAGATATAAAAGGCTTACATATAGAACCTACTCAAGGATGTAATGCGGCATGTCCTCAATGTGATCGAAATATTGATGGCGGCAAAGACAATCCGTATCTTAGAAATGCTATGCTTAGTTCAGCAGATTTTTATGAAATGTTCCCTGCACGTTTTGTAAAGCAATTAGATTATATGTATATGTGTGGTAACTATGGTGATCCATGTATAAGCAATTATGCAGTTGAAGGATTTAGATCCTTTAGAAATACTAATCCGAAAATGTGGTTAGGCATGAACACCAATGGTGGTGCTAAACCAGAATATTGGTGGGAAGATTTGGCGGATGCTGGAGTAGTTGTAACATTCAGTATAGATGGTTTAGAGGATACTAATCATTTATATAGGCAAAAAGTTAAATGGCAAAATGTAATGACTAATGCCCAGGCATTTATTGATAGAGGAGGTCGTGCTAGATGGGAGTTTATTGTGTTTAAACACAACGAACATCAAATTGAAGAAGCAGAACTCCGTGCTAAAAATATGGGGTTTGAACAATTTAGAACAAAAAAGACTGGTAGATTTTTTAGTACAGTTCAACATAAAGGTAAAGAGTCACATCAAGCAACAAATAGGAAGGGAGAAGAAACCCAAAAATTAGAAAAACCTACAGGTGACTATGTTAATCCTGCTCTTAAAAAGGAAAAAGATATAGTTGCTGAACATGGTAGTATGGATGCATATTATGACGAAACATCTATAAGTTGTAAAGCAATAGAAAAATCAGAAATATATGTTAGTGCAGAAGCACATGTGTTTCCATGTTGCTGGACTGCCGGACAACAATATAAATGGTATATTAAACCTCGCGAAGCACCAATTTGGAAATTAATTGGAGACCCAGATAACATTAGTTTAAGAAAGCATACATTAAAGGAAATTGTAGAAGGTCCATTTTTTAAAGCAATAGAAGATTCATGGTCGTGTTCAAGTATTAAAGGCGGCAAACTTAAAGTTTGTGCTAATAAGTGTGGCATAGGATTTGATGCATACAAGGCACAATGGGAGTAATAGAATTAGAATTGTCATCGTATTGTAATGCAAAATGTCCATTATGTATACGAACAATGCATCCGGATAAATTTGAATTAAAGCATATAACACTTGATGATATAATAAAGATACTTCCATTAGATAAAATTAAAGAACAAAAATTTAAGTTTAGTGGTGTACTTGGTGATCCTTTAATGAATCCAGAAGTATTGGAAATTGCACAATACTTATTGGCCAATGGTAGTCATTGTATTAATTTTAGTACTAACGCAGGTATTAGAACAGAAGAACTTTGGTATGAATTAGGTAAGTTAAGTAATGCCTCAAATGATTTGTTTGTACATTTTTGTGTTGATGGTTTTAAGGAAACTAATCATATCTACCGTGTTGGTACTGACTTTGATATAATTGAAAGAAACATGTTAGCATACAAACACGGTGGCGGACATGGTGCTTGGATATATATTGTATTTGATCATAATGAATACGAAATAGAACTTGCAAGAGAACGAGCAAAAGAATTAAATTTAGAATTTATAACACGTACTGGAATGCGAAATAGTTTGCATAATTTTACCAGTATGGGTCATACAAAATTTGAAGAGTTTAAAGAGTTACGCAATACAGTTACAACGAATAAAGTTAGTAAAGAATTAATAGATTCGGTAGTATGTAAATATGTACATGATGATGAAATTTTTATAACTTACGATTTAAAATTATTTCCTTGTTGTTTTTTATGGGATAGTTATTTTAGAAATTATGATAGCATACAAGAAAAACTTACATTTGATGATCCAAGTTGGAATGATTTAAATGTAAAAACTATTGATGAAGTTATACAACACGAATATTATCAAACTGTACTAGAAGAAAGTTGGAAACCAACACATGGTAGGCATTTAAAACGATGCCTCCTTACATGTGC